GTGAAGGCGGTCAGCACCGCATCGAGCGCGCGGATCAGCACGTCGCCGAGCACGCCGGCGTAAGCGGTCTGGAAATCGAACAGGGTGGAGATTGCGCCGCGCACCAGCTGGCCTAGCGGGCCGGCCCAGAGTTCGGCGAGTTTTGCGCCGATGGCGGCGACTTTCTCGCGCAGGTCGGCGCCGATGGCGGCCTCGAACTGCGCAGCCAGATCGGCAAGCAGCGGGCCGATCTTGTCCCAGTTGGCGTAGATCACCGCGCCCGCCGCCGCAACGGCGGCAAGGCCCACGGCAACCGGCGCAAGCGGGATCGCCAGCCCGGCAAAGATCGGGGCGAGGGTGCCGAAGGCCGAAACCATCGCGCCCGCCGCGATCAGCAGCGGCCCGGCGGCAGCGGCAAGGCCCGCCAGCGCGATCACCACGGTCTGCACGCCGTCGGGCAGATCGCCGAGGGTTTCGAACAGATTGCCCAGCCCTTCGATCAGCGGGGTGATGACCGGCAGCAGCGCGTCGCCGATCTTGACCTGCAGTTCCTCGAACGCGGCCGAGGCGCGGCGCATCTGGTTTGCGGTGCCGTCGGCGGTGCGGGCAACATCGCCCTGCGCGTTGGCCGTTCCGGCGAGAATCAGGTTGTAGCGGGCGAGGATCTTGTCCTGCTCGGTGAGTTCCTTGGCGGTTTCCGCCAGTCCCATCTCGAGCGCCTTGTTGGCGACCGCCGCTTCGGTGAGGAACACGCCGAAATCGCGCAGCGGTTCGCTTTCACCGGCAAGGCCCGAACGCAGCTTGGCCAGCGCCTCGCTTTCGGTGACGTTGTAGAAGGAGGAGAGATCCTGCGCCAGGACGGCGAAGGTCTGCGACATCTTTGCCGCTTCTTCGCGGGTCGGCGCGGCCTGGTTGAAGAAGATGCCGAAGGTGTTGGCCAGCTCCATCATCGACTGGGTGGAGCGGCCCAGCGCGTCGCCGGTGTCCTCGGCCCAGCGCGTCATCTCGCCCGCCAGCGCGCCGAAGGTCTGGTTGAACGCGCTTTCGAGCTCGGCCGCGTCGGAGGCCGCCTTGAACGCCGAAACCCCGAAGGCGGCGAGCGGCGCGGTGAGCGCCAGCGTCATCGTCTGGCCGGTGCCCGAAAGGCTGTCGCCCAGCTTGGCGAACTTCTTCTGCATCTGGCTGGCGCGCTTTTCGGCCAGCGTCGCGCCCTTTTCGAACGCGGCGGTTTCCAGCGACAGCGAGACCGCAAGCCGCCGGATCACGTCGCCCATCGCCATCGGTCAGCCTTTCTTTCGCGCCATCCGGTCAAGCATCGCCTTCACCTCGAGCGCAGATTGCTCGGGGCTCTTGGGCTTGCGCCGTTTGAGGTAGTCTTCGAGCGGCTTGAGCCGCTTCTGGCGGGCGAAGACCTCGCCGTGCCAGGCTGTCGTGATCGCCTGATCATCGCGGGCGCGCAGCCGCGCCCCGACGATCAGCGCGAAGCTGCGCGGCGTTGCCCGCCAGAAGTCGTCCGGCTCGAGCCCCGCTTCGCACCACTGGGCCCAGAGGTCTTCCCACCCGGGCGCGGGGCCGGCGCGTTTCCCGCCGCTGCCGGCTTGGGGAAGGCGGCGTCGGAGGCCTTGGCCAGCGCGGCTTCGAGCGCCTTGCCGTCGGTCTGGAGGATCGCCAGCACGTCGGCGCGGGTCACCTCGGGATGGTGGCGGGCGAAGGCGGCCTGCGCAATCGCGGCGACCGCCGACATGAAGCCCTGCGCCGCCATCGCCATCGCCTGCGGCAAGGGCTTGCCGAGCGTGGTTTCGACGCCGAGCAGCGCCTCGAAATCGAGCACCAGCGTGAATTCCCGCCCGTCCGCGAGGACGAGCGGGGTTTCACCTTTGAGCGGATTGGTCATCAGACCGGCTCGCTCCACGCGCCCGGGGTCACCGCGCCGTTAATGGCGAGGGTGACGGTGGCTTCCATCTTGCCGTCGGCGGTGACTTCGCCCTTGTCGTAGGTGAGGACCGAGGCGAGGAAGTCGTACTGGTAGGTCAGCGTGCCGAGTTCGGGCACGCCGAGGCGGACGTAGCGATCCTCGCCCGAGGCGCGGGCGGCTTCGATCAGAGCGTCGGTGTCCGAGCCGGGGCGGAAGTTGAGCACCACCTCGATCTCGCCCGGGTCAGTCATGCCGACGGTGTATTCGCGGCGGCGGCCGGCGGACTTGAGGTGCGTGGTCTCGACCCGCTCGCCGGTGTCGGTCGGCAGCGAGAAGCTGACCACCTGCACCAGCTCGGTCAGGTTGGCGGAGGTTTCATCGGTGGAGATCCAGACTTCGCCGTTGAACCCGGTGGAAGCCTTCTGCGTTTCGGCCATGTCGTTTGCTCCTATGCCAGTGCGTGTTCGATGATCAGATCAAGCTGCAGCCGGTGCACAAAGCCGGCAGTGGTTTCCTCGCCCAGATCGCGGGGGCCCTCGGCCTTGCCGCGTCCGAACGTCACGCCGCCGGCGGTGGCCGGGGCGGCCATCTCGGCGATGATTTTCTCGGCGATGTCGCGCGCCGCCGCGTAGGTTGCCGCAAAGGCATCCACCTGCACCCGCGTCTGGCGGCTCGCGTCGTAGCCGGTCAGATGCTGGGGGCGCAGATCGGTGATGGTCTGCATCCGGACGTAGGGCAGGGCGGTGCCCTGCGGGACAATGTTCCAGAACAGCCGCCCGCCGGTGGCCGCCGCGACTGCGCTGTCGGCCTTGAGCCGCGTGACGAGCGCGGTTTGCAGATCGGCCATCGCCTCAGCCCTTCCTCGCCGCGCGCTTGCGGGCGCGCTGGACGGTGCGGTCGATCTCGTCGGCCAGCACCCGGATCACGTCGGCCACCACCGCGTCGGATTCGGCGTCGGCGGCGGGGCGCATGAAGGGGCTGGCCGGCATCTTGACCGTCCCGAATTCCTGATAGGCGGCGATCCCGCCTTCCTGCCGGCCGGTGGGGCCGGTGAGCATCTCGACCCCGGTTTCGCGCAGGTAACGCCCGCGCGCACGCTGCGCCCGGGCCTTCTTCGTCACGATCCGGCGTTCGAGCCGCCCGGTGTTTTTCGGCGCCAGCTGCTTGGCGCGCTGCTCAAGCAGCGACAGCGCCTTGCGCATTCCGCGCTGCACCGCGTTCTTGCCGGTGGTGGTGCGCCCGGTGAGCTGCTCGAGCTCGACCAGCGCTTCCTCCAGCCCGGCAAAGCCGTCCGCCTTCAGCCCCACCTTCACGCCGCCAGCTCCGGATTGGCGGCGGCGGTGATTTCCGCCATCCCGCGCTCCGGACTGTCGACCACGATCCCGCGAATATCCCAGGGCCGCCCTTCGAACACGATCCGGTCGCGCAGGGTCAGGCCTCGGATCACCGAATTGGCGACGACGCGGAAGGTGGCGGGCTGCTCGCCCTGCTCCATCGCCGCCTGCCGCCGCTCGCTGCCGCGACCATGCATCACCAGCGCGCGCGCGCGGGCGATCTCGGCCCAGACCGGCACAGGCTCGCCGTAAGCGTCCTGCGTCAGCGTCGCGCGCTGGAACACCACCAGCTTGTCGCGCGTGCCTGCGCCGCGGGCCGCCATCAGATCACCGGCATCCGGTAGGCCCCGCAGAGCAGCCGGAACCCGAGCGGAATCTCGCCGCTGATGGTGCCGGTGTTCACCGCCTCGCGGTGCAGGAACAGGTGCGCCGCGAACAGCTTGACCGCTTGCACCAGCGCCTGCGGACGGTTGTCGGCGGTGAAGCCCGCGTCGAACTTGATCTCCACCCCGGCGGCAACGCCGGTGGGCAGGGTGCGCCCCGGCTTGAGCGTGATTTCGTCGCGCCGGATGATGCGCCAGTCGGTTTCCTCGCCGGTGGCCGCCGCGCCGGTTTCATCCAGCCAGGTGATCGAGTTGATCGCAGTGACCGGCCAGACCCCGAGGCGCACCAGCGAAGGCAGGCTCTCGCCGCGCCAGGTGACATCCTCGAGCGGGGCGAGGCGGACCCCGCAATACCGCTCGACCATGTCGACCGCCGCATCGCGATAGGCCGCGATTTCCTCGTCGTGATCCTCGTCCAGAATGGCGAGGTGCAGCTTCATCTCGGCCAGCGAGACAACGCTTTCGCCGTAATCGACAGGCAGGTCAAAGGGCGCCAGTTCGAACTGCATCTCGCCCTCTCAATTCTGCGCGGTGGTCAAAAACACGAAGGCCGGAGCAGCGAACTGCCCCGGCCCATTCTTCATCGTGCGGTCAGGCCGATCAGACGATTTCGTCGACCGTCGCCGCATCGTTGGCGCTCGCCACGTCCTTCACCGGATCGAAGCCGATCACGATGCCACCAGCGTCCGAAGTCGCCGTGCCAACAGTGATGCTCAGCCGCGCGTGGGTGAAGCCGTTGTTGATGTCGAGCTCGTTGGCGAACAGGTTGATCACCGCCTGCTTGTCGCTGTCGGTGCCCGCCTGAGTGAGCTGGGTGATCGCCTTGCCGGTGACATCCTTGGCGCCCGCGCCAGCAGCAGAGGTCGCCTGCTCGAGCTTGGCGTCGACCGTGGCCGAAGAACCGAGGGTGCCGGCCTGCACGATCGCCATGATCGACAGGAAGTCGGCCATGTTGATCCACCCGGTGGTGTAGGTGCCGGCCGCGTAGGCGTCCGGATCGATGTTGCCGACGATCGCCGCGCGATCGGAAGGCTTCACATTGCTGTTCATGCTTGATCTCCTTGGATCGGAAGATGGGTAAGAGAGGGGGGCTGGGTCTCAGCCCCCCTCCAATCAGGCGCGTTCGGCCAGGGTGACGAAGTGCGACTTGGTGTTCGACCCGCCGTTGGCCGGGGAAACCGGCGCAGACAGCACCGGCTGACCGCCGATCCGGAAGATCCAGCGGAAGGCGCGGACGTTGTAGTCGAAGAACAGGTGGATGCTCTCCTGCAGGCTGACGCCGTTGGCCTTGCGGAACGCCTCGTAGCCATTCGGGTTGACGAACTGGATGTCGCCCAGATCGCCCAGCTGGTCGCAGTGCTCGGTGAAGATCACCGGGCGACCGAGGACCGTGCCACCCGGCGCAACCGCGAAGTTCGGCTGCCACAGGGGCTGGCCGGCGGTGCTTTCGAGCGTCATCAGCTGCGGCATCACATCGCTGTTCGCCAGCCACACGGCGTTGGTCGGCATCAGCATGCGCGAATACATCTTGCCGATGTTCTTCGCGTTGACGGTATCTGCCGTCTGGCTGCCTTCCTTGGCCACGGTCACCAGCGCGCCAGACTTCATCCAGCCCAGCGGCTTGCCGACGCCATCACCGTTGACGAAGGCATCGACGGCGGTCCAGCGGATCGCGGCCGGTGCCTTGCGGGTCAGGTAGTTGGTCAGCCGCGGCGCATCTTCGAGCAGCTCTTCGGTCGCGTTGACGAAAGCGTAACACTCGTGCAGCGCGGTTTCGCGCGGGGTCAGGTCCAGCTTGCTGGACGTCATCTGGGTCGCTTCGCTGCGCCAGTAGGCCTGCACGCCGGTGGTGCCCCAAGGCGTGGTCTCGTCGCCGAGGCCCTGCACCTTGTTCTTGCTGGTCGGCTCGGGCGAGAGCAGGTTCATGATCTCGTCGCTGTCGCCGAACACCAGATCGACGATTTCCTCGCGGAATTCCGCCGGCACCAGGAAGCTGCCCGCCTGATCGCCCTGCTCGGTGTGGACATTGGTCGGCGCGGCGAGACGGTCGTCGATGCGGAAGTTGGAGCCCGCCGCCGGGTTGGCATTGCGCACCGCCATGGCGAATTCGCCAAGGCTGGCGAAACCGTCGCTCGAAGGCTTCGGGTTGCGCGGGCGGGCGGGAACAGTGGTGGTCGCCACCGGCGCCGGATCGTCGCCGATCGCCGCAGTGCGCGAAGCGATCTGCTCAAGCCGCTCGATGTTCGCGAGCTGCCGGGTCAGCGCCGCATCGTCAGCGTCCTGCGCCGCCTGCTCTTCGGCGGTCAGTTCGCGGTTTTCGTTGATCGCCGTCTGCAGGCGAGCTTCCATGCGCGCACCGGTTTCGCGCGCTTCCTTCTTCAACAGGGCGAGAGCCATGTCTTTCTCCTTGCTTCATCAAGGGCGCGCACGCCCACGAAAAAAGGCCCCGGAACACTCCCGAGGCCCACGATTACCCGACTGGTTACGGGAATTCAGATCTGCGCGAGCCGCCCGCGCAGCGCCGCGTGCTGGCGCATCAATGCGAGCCGCGAGCGCGGCGACGAGTACTTGGCCACCACTTCGCGCAGCGTCGCCACGCCATCGATCATCCCGCGCTCGGCTGCACGGCGGGCGCTGAAAACTTCGCCAGTGCCATGAATACCCGGCACCTCGCTCGCGCGAATGCCGCGACCGCGCGCGATGGCCGCGTTGAAGTCCTGCGCCATCTCATCGACTTCCGCCTGCATCTCGGCGCGGTCTTCCTCGCTCAGCGGCGCGTAGGGATGGCCCGCCACCTTCTTGGGGCTGGAGGCGATCAGGGTGGTCTTCATCCCGATCTTCTCCTCGAAGCCCGAGTTGTCGACGTGCCCGGCGCGCACACCGACCGAACCGACCTGACCGCTCGGCGTCGCATAGTAAGCGCTCGCCTGCGTTGCGATCCAGTGCGCGGCACTGAACGAATACTTGTCGGCAACGGCGATCACCGGCTTGGCCTGGCGCGCTTCGAACACTGCATCGCCCGCCTCCTGCGTGCCCCAGACAAGCCCGCCCGGCGACATGATCTTGAGCACGATCGCGCCGATTCGGTCGTCAGCTGCGGCCTCGCGCACGGCCTGGGCAAATTCCTCGGTCGAAGTGCCCCCCCAGCTGCCACGCGGCGAGAGCGTGCCCATCAGAGGCAGAATCAGCGTTGCGCCTTCGCGAACCGGATCAACCGGCTTTGCCGCCTGACCGCCGCCGCCGAGCAAATGTGCCAGACCGGCCGGCAGTCGGGCAGAAATCGCTTCGCTCTGCAGCAGTTCGGCCAGGGCCTCGGGCTGCATTGCCCAGATCGCGCGGGCGGCGGCAATGTCACGCATCGTCGTTCTCCATGATGTCCTGCGCGATCATTGCGCGCGCGGCCGGATTGTCCTGCGGTGAAGTCTGTCCGCCGCTGGCGCTATCCGCCGCCCGGTTGCTGTTGAGGGGCGCGCGCGGATCGCGCGACCACGGCTCGCCGATTTCCGGCAGGCCGAACCATTCGCTGCGCAGCTCGTCGATCGAATGCGTCCCGGCAGTGCGCGCCAGCACCGCGTTGCGGAACTGGGTGGCGCTGTCACCGCGCAGGAGGCCGTCGAGATTGAGCTTGAAGCTCCAGCGTGCGCGCTGGTCCGGCGTCATCAGACGGTTGCGCACCGCCTGCTCGATCCGGCGCGTCCACGGCCGGATAGCATACTTGACGAAATCGAGCGCTTCCTGCTCGTGGTTGGCCTTGGCACCGCTTTCCTCGCCGACCAGCGACTTCGGGATATGCCAGTAACGCGCCAGCTCGAGCGTGCGCTGCTTGATCAGCTCGGCAAGCTGCGAATCGCTGTTATTCGAGGCCACATCCTTGAACGTCAGCCCCTGTTCCAGCACCGGGATCTTGCCGCTGCGCCAGCTTGCAATGCTCGTCTTCAGGCGTGCGATGGCCTCGTCAGTCAGCTTGTCCTCGGTGGTCAGCAGGCCCGCAAGCCGGGCGCCGTTGGTAAAGAAATCGCGGCCCTGACTTTCCAGCGCCAGCGCAAAGTCGATCGAGCCCTTGGCCATCCGCCAAGGCGTCAGCGGGCGAGCGGTGCTGTCGGCGAGGCCGGAAAACCAGAACACATCCTGCGGACGCAGCACCCGGACCGAGCCACGCTCGGGCGTGTAACGGATCTCGAAATCGCGATCCTCCCAGTCCACTTCGGTGCGAACCGGCGTGAGCGGCCACATCTCGACACCATAAGCCGGCGAACCGACCGGCTCGGCAAACGCGATCCCGGCCAGCGCCGAACGAAACGCCATCGAAGACCAGAACTCGTCGCCGGTCTGCAACCGGTTCGGAGCGTTGATGACCATATCACTGATCGGCATCGCTGGATCATTTTGGCCAGCTGCATTGCGAAACTCGCGCGGCAAGCTTCCCACGATGACGGCAATCAGGCTGCAGCAGAAATAGACCGCCGAGACCTTGGCCGCGGCTTCGGCGCGATCAGCCGAGGACATCGAAGTGATGTTGGCCCACCAGTCGTCGGCGAACATATCCTTGCCGTTGGTGTTGGTCGGTCCGCTGGTCGGATAGTTGGCACCGGCAACCGGGCGCACGAAAGGCACTACTGCGCCGGCACTCTGGGCCGCCCAGCGCGCTTCCTGCGCAGCCGCCTGCGGCGAGAGGTTGTAACCGGCAAGGCTCATAGAACCAGCAATCCTCGCTCTTCGTAAACCGACTTGCGGTTGCCACCCGCTTCCGGGTTGCGCTCCATCAGCTTGACTGCGTTGAACATGGCGATCAGCGGGTCGATCTTCGCCTTACCCGCGACCTCCTTGGTGATGTATACCGCGTTGCCCTTCTGCTCGGCCTTCGCGTTGCCGACGCACCAGGTGAACAGCGCGCTTCCGTCATGCTCCAGTGTGCCGTCGCGCAGTTTGCGCTCGGCCGACCAGACCGCGCTCGAGAGGCGGAACCCCTGCCCGATCGCGGTCAGCTGATCATCTTCAATGCCGACACCCACCAGCGCATCGATCAGCCCGCCCACAGCCAGCGGATCGAGCCCGATTGCATCCTTTTCCGGCAGCAATCCCGATTCAAGCACCTGCCCAACCAGAGCGGCCACCTCTTCCAGATCCTGCGTCGCCGTGTCGCACAGCGTCAGCGTGCCCTCGGCCTCGAACTGCAATAGCCGCGGGGCGATGTCCTTGCGCAGTTCCAGAACGTCGCGGACACACCAGGCCCGCGCCCAGGCGAGCCAGTGTCCGGTGCCGGTCTCTCGGCCGACAACCGCCAGCCCGAGCAGATCGTCCAACCCGCCGCCGTCGATCCCGACCACCGCGACTTCGCACCGCTCAAGCAGCTGCTCGAGCGTCAATCCACCTTCAACCGCATTGGCGGCCCAATGGTCCGCACCGCGCCAGCGCTGCGAATGCAGCCCCATGCCGATCTCGATGTTGAGATGCTGGCTCGCCCAGCGGGCCAGCTCGGCAGCATCTTTCTCGCAGGCCTCGGCGAACTGCGCCTCGAGCATCTCGATCTGCGCCGAACGCCCGAGGTTGGGCAACACCTGCGGCCACAGCGCAGGATTGCGCCACGGTTGCGCCGGATCGCTTTGCACCTTCTCCGGGAACTCGTAGAGGATCGGCAGCGTCGTCGCCGCCTTTCCGGTGATGCGCCCGTCACGGATGCCGCGCGCCAGGTCGAGTTCCGCCTTGAACACCCCGGCCGGAGGCTGGTCCGACTGGGTGGTGATGAACATCATGAAGCCATCCGGCTTCGATACCAGCCCGCCCCACAGCTGCCCCAGCACCCGCTGGGCGTAGTGAACCGAGCCGAGCTCGTGCAGCTCGTCAACAAGCATCCCCTTTGGGATCACGCCGGTCGCGACGCTGCTGTCGAAGGTCTGCACCTTGAGCGTGCTTTCCGTGACCAGGTCGACAATCGTCTTCAAGTGCTCGCGGATGTGGAACCGCTCCGAAAGAAACGGGTCCGCCTTGATCATCCCGGCCGCCTGCTCGAACCCGCGCTGGGCGATGGCCTGCGTCGGGCCGTAGAGCAGGTAAGACTGCCGCGGCGCTTCATCCATCAGCAGCGCGGTCAGCATGATCGCCGCCGCACCCGTCGTCTTCGAATTCTTCTTGGGCACCAGCACAAACGGCCGCTTGACCATCCGGTGCTTGCCGACCACCGAGCCGAACAGCGCGGCGACGATGTCGCGCTGCCAATCGCCCGCCGCCTCTGCTAGGGCAGGGTTGCCGGCCACATCCGGCAGACGCAGCCGGTTAAAGATCGCCACCGCCTTGTCAGCGAGCTTGCGATCAAGCGGCAAGTCCGGGATCAGGCTGTTCCCTGCGGCAAGCCGCTGCTCCCAGTCAGGACAGGCGAAATTCCACTCGGCCACCGCCATCAGTGCGCCTGCGCGACGCCCTCAGTCTTGGCCCCGAGCAGATCCTCCCAGGAACCCGTCGGCTTCTTGGCCCGCAGCTTGCGCTCGGCCTTCTTGCCCAGCACGGGCTCGGCCTTGCGCCGGTCGGGGGCAGTGAACCGCTTGCCGGCATCGCGCAGCCGCAGCTGCTCGATCCGGTTCGCAAGCGCCTTTTCTGCGCCGACGTTGCCTTTCTCGGCCTCGGCGTTCAGTCGCTCGAGCTGGCGCTGCTCAAGCCGGAGCGCCGCCGTCTTGCGCATCCCGCATTCGCGGGAATAATGTTTGCGCAGCGTCTTGGCGTCGATCCCGATCACCGCAGCCGCCTCAGCCTGCGACAGACCGCGAGCAAAAGCGAGCAGCACGCGGTTCGATGTCTCGAGACACCAGCGATGTTCAGGGCGTCCAGGGCCACCAGACGGCGGCAGAACGGGCAACCCAAAAAGGTCGCGCTCCATTTTCACATCCGCCACAGAAAAAACCTTTGAATGAGAGGCACGGCGGTCTTGAGGCGATCGCCTGTCCAGACTTTTGACCACCCCCCCGTCAGGCCGGCCCATTGGCCCGCGCCGCTCTCGACCGCGCTGTCTTCACGTTATGGCAGCCAGTGCAGTACCACTTGGCCCCCTCGTAGGGAGGGAAGTCTGCACCGCCATCCTTACGCTCGATCACATGGTCGAGGATCAGCCGCGACGACGATCCGCACACACAGCACCACAGTCCGCCTTGCTGCAACCGCGTCCAAGCGGCATGATCGCGGCGATACTGCCGCCACTCTGGCGACTGGTAGAACCGCTCGACCCGCTTCGGCAGGGACTTTACCCGCGCCGACAGTCCCGCGATCCGCGCCTTCTGTTGAGTCAGCCGCCCCACCTCAGCCCCCGACACAAAGGCCCGACGCAGCGACTGCGCCGGGCCAGCTGGTCAGGGGGAGGACCGTAACCCCGAACGCACGCGCCCAGAGTGATCCCTGATTACCGCCCGCAGACGGTGGAGGCGAAACGCGAAATTTAGGGTGGAGCGAAATCCCACCGTTGACATTTGCAAAAGCCAGCATTTCCGCGCCCTTCAACGGTGGAGCAGTGCAGCAGAGCCCGCCGCAATCGCCTTGGCGTGCCGCACCTGCACCCCGTGCAGCCGGCAGAGCAGCACCGCCAGCGCCTTGGTGTAGCGCCAGGCAAGGCTGCGCGGGGTCAGCTTCGCGCCCGTCACGCGCCTGATCTCGCTCCACTGGGGCCGGTCCTCGCCGCGCGCCAGCTGCGCCGTCGCCAGCCAGACGACGCGAACGGTCAGCACCGCGTCGCGCTGCTTGGCTTCGGCCAGCTGCTCGAAGCCCTCGGGGAGAAGTAGCCCCAGCCACCCCGTCACCAGCTCGCGCTCGGCCACCTCGGCGGCGCGCAGAGGCGAGCGGGGCGCGCGCTCGTCGATCTTGCGCACCAGCAGCTCCTTGCCCGCCTCGTTGACCAGCAGCGTCTCGGAATACTCGCCGACGATGTCGCCCGCCGCACGGTCGCGCAGCATCAGATGCGCCGGAATGTCGCGCGCAAAGGGCGACTGCCCACCGCCCGGCGTCCGCCGCCAGAGCGCGTGAACCCCGATCAGCCGCTCCTCAAGCGCCCCGACCGTCACCGGCAGCGCGCTCATGCGCCCGGCTCCACACGCCCACGCAAATGGAGCTTTCCTCCATTCGCAAAACCCGCAAGTTTTGCCGCTAAATCAATATTATACACTGCATTCTCCTTCTTCTTATGGAGTAAATGGAGGAATGGAGCATAAATCACAGTCACCCCCGCGCACCCGCGCCCGCACATACGAGGGGGTTGGAAACTTGGCTCCATTCCTCCAGACGCGCGGAAATCCGCCAAAAACCGGCTCCAAAACGCTTCCAGCAAGCTCCATTCGGCCAGCAAATGGAGCCAATCCGCTCCATTTCGCGCCTCTGACGGGGTGCGGGGTCAGTCACCGGGCACCCAATCGCCGCTCTCGCCGGTCGGCCAAGCAGAGGGCGAGGGCGCGCTGCCGGCGCCCGATCGCGCCGCATCATCGGCCTCGCGGGCATCCTCATCGGCAGCGGTCCAGCGCCCGTCCTTCAGGTCGATCAGGTCGACCACCGGCTTGACCCCGATCCACCACGAACCATTGGAGTGCTTCTCCCTGAAGCGCTTGGCCGTCATCTCCTTCGAGAACGCCCGTTCCTGCATCTCGTAGCCGCCGGTCTGGTGGCACCAGGCCTGATAGAGCTCGAACAGATCGCCCTTGCGCACGCGCCACGGCCGCGCGCGACTGTCCTCGCCCGTCTCGCAGGTCTGGCGCAGGAAGCGCCCGATGGTGTCGCTGTCGTCGCGGTATTCAGACGTCGCAAGGCGCACGTCTTCCGGCTCGATCAGCCCGTGCTTGCGCCAGTCCAGCAGGCCGCGCATCAGCCAGGCGAAGATCCCGTCGCGCTCGGCCATCAGCTTGTCCTTCAGGCCCTTGTCGCGCTGCTCGGGCGGAATATCCGCCTCCCACGGCACCAGCTGCATCCGTCGCCAGATGCCGTCGCTGGTATCCTTGATCACCGGCTTGTTGTTGCCGGAAATCGTGATCTTGAACTCGGGAAAGAAGGTGAAGAAGCCCTTGTTCAGATGCCGCGCGCGCACCGGATCCTCGCCGGTCAGCTCCTTGACGAGACCCTCATCGAGCACCGCCCCCTTCGAAGGCTCGGACACACGCAGAAAGCGCACGCCGGGCAGGCTGGCGATGGCAGGCGTCGCCGCATCACCCGATTGCTTGCCCTGATCCAGCAGCGACTGGATCTTGATCGCGCCGGCATAATCGCCCGCGATTCGCGCGATCGTCTCGACCCACGTCCCCTTGCCGTTGGAGCCGCCGCCATAGAAGAAGGCGAGCTTCTGTTCCCCGGTGTTGCCGGTCAGCGAAAGCCCGCCCCACTGGGCAAGGAATCGCCGCATCTCTTCCTTCGGCTGCACCACCTGCAGAAAGGCCTCGTAAGTCGGAGCCTTGGCGTTCGGATGATACTCGACATCGGCGACCTTGGTGATGAAGTCGTCGCGATTGTGGTTGTCGAGCCGCAGCGTCCAGACAGTGTGGAAGGTGCTCTTGCCCGCCGCGATCTCATCCGCCGGGCGTTTGCGCGGGCGCTGCTCCAAGCGGAGCGTCCCGTTCAAGACATTGATCGCCATCCGGTCGGCATCGAAGTCGTGGACGTTGGCGACGAGCCGCTCCATGCTCTTGGCCAGCGCGCCGGCGGCCGCGATCTTGCCCGCCGCTTCCGAGGTGCGCGCCCACTCGGCCAGCTTGTCGGAATACATCACCGGCACGTTGCGCTTGTAATCGACCGCGAAATCCATCTTCCCGGCGTGCTCGCGCTCCCAGCGCGCCAGATCCTCGCCCACCAGGTAAGGCGGCGTTTCGGGGCGCGCACCGCTGGCGCGCACCAGCTGCGCCTCGTTCTTGATCGCCCGCATCGTGGCGAACAGCGCCTGCATCACTTCCGGCGGCAGCGCGCGCGGCTCCTCGCCCAGCAGCAGCCAGCGCCGGCCGTCCCAGCGGAACCAGCCCAGCTCGGCGCAGAAGCGGAAATCATTGCCGAAGCGGTGGACAAAGCGCTCGGCATTGCCGAGATCGGTCATCGGAAACTTGGCGCAGATGCGATCGAGCGCCTCGTCGGCCTTGGGCCGCAAGGCGACCACCTTGCGTTCCTGTCGGCCTACCGCTTCGCTGCTTGAGGCCTCTATTCCCCGGCCCCCTTCGTTCTGGTCAGCAGGCGCGCCCGATCCGTTCGGAGCAATCCCAGATCCCTCCCCGGCGGGGTCGGGGGTGTCGTGTGCCGAGGCCATCAGAGCGCCCCCGCATCATGCCAGGCGAGCGCAGAAGCGGCGCGGGGCTGGGCAGGGAGGGCAGGCTTGGCGCGACCGGCAGCACCCGCCTCAAGCAGCAAAGCGGTAGGCGGCAATAACGCCTCGGTCAGCGGGCCCTTGATGCCGAGCACCCGGCGATAGAGCACCAGCACGCTCTCGGCATCGTGGCGGAAGGCGCTGGTGTTGTCGGCAAGGTCGGCCTCGATCATCTTCACCACCGCATCGATCTGCGGCAGGCGCAGGCCCGCCAGCTTGGCCAGCTCGCGCACGAACTTGCGCTCGTCGCGGATCGGCTCGACCAGCGCACGCTCCTCGGCGCGCAGCTCGACAAGCCGCCTGACCGCCCAGATCAGCCGCTTCTCGCTGTCGTCCTCGCTCTCGGGGAACTTGTAATCGTCGCCCGACCAGTCGCTGCTGGCAACTTCGGTCGGGGAAACGGTGTGCAGCGCCACGTCGCGGCCCGCGCGATCGACGCCCGAGATCAGCCGCTCGTAACGCGAGCGCCAGGTCGCCAGATATTCGCCGCGCAGCTCGTCATGCCCGATCTCGGCCGCGAGCAACGAAAGCTCATCCCACACGCCGGCGCGGTCCTCGGGCGATGCATCCTGGCCAATCCGCCCCGCCACATCGGCAAACAGGAAGGCATCGAGGCCCATCGCCTCGGCCAGCACCGCCTCGACACCGGCAGCGCCTTCCGCCCGCGCCAGATCGTCCGGATCATACCCCGGCGGCAGCAACGCGACCTTGAGCGTGCGATCGGGCGCGATGCCGGGCAGGGCGCGCTCGCACGCCCGCCGCGCCGCCTTGCGCCCCGCCGCGTCGCCATCGAACATCAGGATCGGCGCGCGGGTCAGCTGCCACAGCCGTTCAAGCTGCGCCTCGGTCAGCGCGGTGCCCATCGGCGCGACCGCCTCGGCAATGCCGATCCCGGCCAGCGCGATGACGTCGAAGTAACCCTCGACCACCAGAACCCGCTTCGCCGCGCGCACGGCAGGCGCGGCGCGGTGCAGGTTGAACAGCAGCCGCCCCTTGTCGAAGATCTCGGAATCGGGCGAGTTGATGTACTTCGCGGCGTCATCCGGCGCTCCGGGCATCACCCGCCCGCCGAACCCGACGATCCGCCCGCGCGCATCATGCACCGGCACCATGATCCGGCCCCGGAAGCGCGCACCGGTCCGCCCGTCCTTTTCCCACATCAGCCCGGCCGCAAGGCCATCCGCATCGCTGATGCCGATCCGCCCGAGATAGGAATGGCCTTCGGGCGCAAGCCCAAGGCAGAAAGCCCCGGCCAGCTGCTCGGAAATCCCGCGCTCGGCCAGATAGGCTTGCACCGCCTTGCACTGGGAACTGTCCGATCGCGGATCGAAGCCCAGACCTTCGGCAAAGAACGCCATCGCCGCCTCCAGCGCCGGACGAACCCCTGCGACCCGCGCGGCCTTTGCCGCCGCCTCGGCGCTGCGTTCGGGCATGGTCAGTCCGGCCGCCTCGGCCAGCTGGCGCAGCGCGTCGAGGAAATCCATGCCCTCGATCTCGGTCAGCCAGCGGATCGGCCCGGCATGGAACCCGCAGCCGAAACAATGCGCGAAGCCCTTGGCGTCGTTGACATAGAAGCTCGGCGTCTTTTCCTGATGCACCGGGCAGCAGCCCTTGAACTCGCGCCCGCTGCGCGTCAGCTTGACGCGCGTCTGCACCAGCTGCGACATCGTGGTGCGGGCCTGCACCTCGTCGATGAAACCTTGCGAAATCAATCCAACCCCCTAGCGCTGCCCGCGCTGCGCAACTTTTACCGCGACAGAGTAGGTCACCCCGCCGAGCGTAAATTCCCAATCCACCGAAGTCGGGACGATCCGGTCGAGCTCCTCGAGCCGCTCGACCCGCGCCAGCAGCATCGCCCCAAGCCGCGCAGCAACCGCTTCACGCGGCGCATTGCGCCAAACCACCGGCCGCAGCGCACTCACCGCACCACCTCGACACCAAGGAAGGTGAACCTGACGAGTCCCTTGCGGCCTACCGCTACGCTGGTTGTCCCGGCTTCGCCGGTTCTGCTTCGCGTCGAGGCCGAGGAAAGCGCCCGCTCCACCGCCCGCGCCTCGGCCCGGGTCAGCACGCTCGCGCCCACCGCGATCCGGTCGGCAAAGGGCGAGGCCAACCCCGCGCGGATTTCCTCGAGCAGGGTCACGCCGCGTCCCTCGCGTCGTACTTGCCCACCTCATTGCCCCACGAATCCCAGCCCGGAGCGGTGTTGCGCGCGAACATCTCGATGCGCGGCACGTCGCCGAACAGTCGCTCGATCCGCTGGTACTGCTCCGGCGGCTTGCGACTGTGACCAACGCTAGGCGCGACAATCACTTGCCGCACATCATGCGCCAGCACCGGCAGACCACGCCCGCGGGTGAACAGCCAGCAATCCTCTTTCTGCTTGCGAGTGTAATAGCCCATCGACATCCGCGGCTCGGCGATGTCTCCGGTGAAAAGATCGATCTGATCGGCATCGATCAGCTTCTGCTTGACCCAGCAGAACAGATCCGTGCAAAAACGAAAGCCCCATGCCTCACCGAGCCGCAGCGCCTCGTCGAGATGCGAGCCAACCACCCACATCGCCAACACCGAATTCTTGTGCATCATGGAGCGCACCGGCAGAGCCGCCATCTCGTCGAAGCTCATGGTCGGATAGTGATCCTCGGCTTCGCGGAAATTCTTTTGCGTCGGAGTTCGCCGGTCAGCACTGAAGGTGCGAAACGCCCAGGGCGGATCGGCAAGCAGCAGGCTGTAAGGGCCAGTGGGAAGAGGATTGCTCACGCCGCCACCCCCTGCCGGAAGGCCGGGGCGAGCGAGCACCAGCGCGCGGCGCAGCGCTGGGCTGCGGCTTCGGTCTTGAGGCTCTGGCACTGGTCGCACCAAAAGCGCTTCGGAAGTCCCTCGTCCCCATCCGGCTCGCTGGCTCGGGCAGGCTCCAGCTCTGGCTTCACCGGCACAAAGGCCAGCACTCTGGCCACGCGCAGCGCCTGCCACTGCCGGACATGCGCGTCCTGCGGCTCCCAGCAGCGGCCCGCCACCAGCGCCTCGCACTTCGCGCGCAGGGCCGGATCGCGCGCCATCCGCGCCTCGGTCTGGCGGCAGCCGTGGATGATGGTCGAATGATCGCGCCCCGCAAACAGCCGGGCAATCATCGGATAGCTCATCGCCGGAAAGCGCGCGCGCATCACCCAGAACGCCGCGTGCCGCGCCACCACCACCGGATGCAGCCGCCCGCGCCCGATCAGCTTCGCCTCGCTGATTTCGAAGGCTCTGGCGCACAGCGCCCGCAGCTCGCCCGGGGTCAGGGCGCCGGGTGCCAGCGCCGCCGCCGGACGCAGGCCAAGCCGGTTGATCCCACCCCGCACCGTCGATTCATGCATCCCGAGCCGCGCCGCGATTTCCGTGATCAGCAGCCCCTCGGCCAGCAGCGCGCGCACCCGCGGCGCCAGCGCATCCCAGTCGACCGGGCTCCACCGGCGCGCCGGATAGGCCAGCCCCAGCTTCTGCATCCGCCGGTCAAGCGTGCCGTCATGCACCCCCAGCGCCCGCGCCAGCGCGGCACGGTGCAAGCCCTGCGCCACCAGCGCGCGCAGCTTCGGATCAAGCACGGCCCAGTCATGGCGGACAAGGCGGCCCTGCGCGCTCATGCTGCCTGCCCTCCAAGGCTGGCGCGGATTTCGTTCCAGCGCTTTTTCGCGGTCGGATAAGGCATCGCCAGACGGCGGGCCGCATCGGCCAGCGATCCGCCTTCGGCAATCACCTCGGCAATGACATCGCGCTCGTCGGCGCGGGACAACACGAAGTAGACGCCGACCGCCTTCCCGAAATAGCGCCGCGCGCCGGCCTGCGTCAGGGCGATCATATTCCGATAAGACGCGCCCGACGGCGCGACCCGCTCGATCTCGCCGTCAGCCACCATCGCCTCCACCAGCGACTTGCAATCCCTGAAGGAATTGGCCCACGCCGGCCCCTGCGCCAGATCCGAGGCCAGCGCGCAGCGAAACGGGCAAAGCGCCATCACTTGCCGCTCCCTGCCTGCGCTACCGCTGCGCTGCTTGAGCGCGTTTCTTTCTGCGCTACCGCTGCGCTGCTTGAGCGCGTTTCTTTCTGCGCTACCGCTGCGCTGCTTGAGCGCGCACCCTTCGCCGTCGTGCAACCGCACCCGCGCCCCTTGGCGATCACTGTCACCTGCGGGCCGTGCTGGGCACCGGCGGGGGCGGGGATCAGGCGGATGCGGCCTTCGGTCTCGAGGCGGCGCAGCAGGTAGCTGATGCGGTCAGCCCCGCGCCGCGCCTGCGGGCCGCGCGCCGGCGTGCCGCACAGATCGCTCGCAAGGCGGCGGTAAGGCGGCAGCACCTCGCCGCGATCGGCGACGCGGCGGATCGTCTCGAGCAGCTTGCGCAGCTGGATGCGGGTCACCTCGTCACCGCGCGCAGCGGCCGGACGAGGCCGGGCGAAGCCCTGACTGGCGCGCTCGGCAAGGAACAGCATGCGGCGCGGATCATCGCGGTCGCGCGCCTGCTTGAGGTGGACAAAGCCCTCGCGCGCCCAGGCCTGCACCAGCTTGACCCCGGCGGCCTCGCGCGGAAGGGCAAAGCCGCTGGCATAAGTGACACTCTCGCCCGCCTGCGCCTGATCGAACCACGCCTGCAACTCGCTTTCCGGCGCGGCGAGCGCGATGGTGAAGGTGAACCTTTCTTTCTCGGCCCGAGCCAGCATCCCCTCGCCTCCCGCTACTTCACCGCGCGGACAAACCCGCGCTCTTCCTCGATCACCAGCGCCCGCAGCTTGCCGAGCGCGCCCATCGCCTGATCGATCTCGTGCGCCAGCGCGCCGGCCTCGCGGTTGTCGATCGCGTCGTCGGACAGCGCCGCCATCAGCGTGCGCGCGACGTCGCCGAACTCGGCGGTGGCCTCGGCCATCTGGAGGGCAAGGCTGGCCTGCGATCCGGTGACATCGGGCAGGGCAATCGCGACGTGGCCCAGCTCGGCGGCGAAGGTGGCAAGGATTTCCGCCCGACCGCCGCAAGCCAGCGCCGCCTCGTCCAGCTCGACCATGTGTTCGAGCGTCGGCAGATCAATGTCGTTGCGGTTGTTCCAGCGCCCGGCCTGCGAAGGCGAGACCGCGCAGGCCTGCCCCGCGCGCTCGATCCCGCCGACATGCTTGATCGCCCGGATCACGGCGAGCTTGATGAAGCCCTTGCGAATGGTCATTTCTTGTCCCCCGCCGGCGCATCCGCGCCGTCGTCCTCGGGGCTGCTCTTCGCTGCGCTCAGGCCCCTGCGGGCGGCCGGTCGGCCTTGCGGCGGCTGCGCCACCGATGATCGCGACACGATGCAACGCGGCACTTCAGCGAGGGAACGCCCCGACGTCAGAAACGAATCCTGAAGCCAACCCATCACGCAACCCCCTGATCGGAAAGGCGGGAATTCCCGCCGCTCTTTCCCGCTGACACCGCCGCAGCCCCCGCGCTATCCAGCAGGGCATGACGCGACGCCTTCACATCCTCGTTGAGTTCACCGGCATCGATCCGGCCCCCGCTCAGCGCCTCGATCGCCAGCGCGACCGGCAGCGAGCAGGGGCCGCCGCGCTCCAGCAGCGAAACCGAAGCCTTGTTCGCAAGGCCGATCTTGAGTGCAAACTCGGTCTGGGTGAGGCCCAGTTCGCGGCGCAGACCTTCGATGGTGAGTTGCTCGTCCATGCTCGCTAGTTTGCATATTGCAAACTGTCTGACAAGCCCCCAAGTTTGCGGGAGGCCTAACGACAGGCGATTGCCCCGTTTGTATTCTGCAAACATGGCCAAGCGCACGCGCCCCGTGATCCCGGTGACCTGGTATCTCAAGGAATGGATGGACACGCTTGGCGTGAACCAGTCCTACATGGTGCGCGAGGCAGGCTGGTCGAAAACCACCGCCAGCCTGCTCTACAATTGCCAGCAGGACATGAATGTCGATCTGCTCAAATCAGCGGCAACCGCACTGAAGCGCGAACCCTACGAATTGCTGATGCCGCCCGAGGACGCCTTCCAGATCATCCGCCACCGGCAGGAAATCCAGCGCGAGGCACTGCGCCTTGTCTCTGATCGCAAAGCGGATTTCGCTGGCAAGCCCGACGACTTTGACTTACCGGCTTTCGGAACATCGGAGGGCGGCAAGGGCTAGAGGCAATGGGGCGCTACACCATCGAGCTTGCGGGCGAGGCAAACTATCAGGCGGCGATCACCAGCCTTTCCCCGGGCGATCCTGTCACCATCACGCACGAGCCTGACAATCCCCACGATCCCCGCGCGCTGCGCTGCGCCGATCTGACCGGCGCGACCATCGGTTACATCCCGCGCGATAGCTGGCTGACCGGCGCGATGCTAGACCAGAAGACCGCCGTTCGCGCGCAAATCCACGCTGTTGTCGGCGGCGAGCGGGGCAAGCCCTCGCGCGGCGTCGTGCTCGCAGTGTTGACAGCCGCAGATGCAAGGGCAGGGCAGCCAGCCCCGCAAAAGCGCGCCCCAGCCCAGAAGCAACCTTCGTGGAAGCCGCTCAAGATCGCCCTGATCGCGGCGGCGGTTGTCGTTGGACTTATCCTGACCGGCACCCTGCCCGAACCCGAAAGCGCCAGCAGGACGGCCAGCTCGTCCCCACCCGCGCCCGATCCGGACGCCATCGCAGAGCAGGAAAAGCGCAAAGCGGGCTTTCACTGCCTCTCGGCGTGGGACGGCTCGCACCGCGAGCTGGTGAATACACTCAAGGACAACCTGCGCGATCCGGACAGCTTCGAGCACATCGAGACCCGGATCACGCCCGTCAGCGACAAGGGCACGCACGTCCTGATGATGCGCTACCGCGCCCGCAACGGCTTTGGCGGCATGAATGTCGGCGCGCTGGTGGCAACCGTGAACAACAGCGATTGCAGCTTTGAGGTGGTCTCGACCGGCGACGGCTAGGCTGCACGGTTTGCATCACGCAAACATTTAGCTTGACCAACCAGTTTGCAATATGCAAACAGTCACCCCGTTGAACAACGGAGGCGACGATGCCGCGTCAGATTACTCTCGAAGAAGCCGCGCTGGTGATCCAGCTCGAGCACCGCCTGTCGGCCCTGCTGCGCGGCGACCAGACGAGCCACCAGCCCTACGAAGCCACGCTCGACCAGCTGGTGAAGCTGGCGCGGCCGGACCTGACGTTAAACACCGCGGCGGGCCCAGCCATTCCGGCGACACTCATGTCGGCCCGCCGGTGCGGGGCGCTCTCCCCCCGCGAGCTTGCCGAAGCCCTGATCCCCGAAACCCCGCCCGCGTCCCCTCTCTCTCCCGACGCGACGGGCGCCGCCGCCAGCACGATCCCCCCCCAGGCTGGCGGCGGCCTTATCACCGAGGAAGGGCTGCGCGACGCGCTGGCTGAGTGGCAGATCGACACGATTTCTGGCGTCGTCCAGGTCAGCATCGACGGATGGGTCGATCAGATCCACACCTACATCCTGCGCCACTGCGACCGCCAGACCGAAACCGCCGAAAGCGCAGCCGCATGAAGCCCGAGCAAGCACCGGCGGGCGAAGCCTCGCCGCAAGGCCGACCGGCCGCCCGCAGCGGCCCGAGCGCAGCGAGGAACAGCCGCGAGGACGCGCCCGCGGAGGCGGGCGCGCTCACAAGAATCGCCTCGCAGGAATTCCACCGCCGCCGCGCCGCGCTCGAGCAGGCGCACGCCGCCGGCACGATCTCGGCCGAGGCCGCGAACGACAACGCCCGCCTCTGGCTCGCGATCGCAGGCAAGGCCGGGGCCGATCTGCCCGAACTCGCGGCCCCCTGCATCTGGCCGCAGGGCAAGGTCGCGCGGATGGAGTGGTTCGAACTGGCCGAGCGCGCCGAAATCCTCGCCGAGCTCGCCCGCGCCCGCGACGCCGCCTTGCGCAAGGCCTGCGAGCAGCCCGCCGATCTCGCCGCGCTGCAACGCGGATGGGACCTGCAGTGCCTCGCCATCCACCTCGGCGCCCCCGCGCCAGACCCCGAACTCCTGCGCGGGATCGAACCCGCCGTGACCGAAAGGAAAGCAGCGTGAGCAATCAACCGACAATCGCAGCGAGGCTCTTAAGCGTTCCGCTTGCCGCGCCGGTTACCGCCGTGATAGCCGCGCCGATCTACGCCTTCCATGCGTGGGTGATCCGCGATCTCTATCACTGGTTCGCTGTCCCGCTCGGCGCGCCGCCGGTCGGGTACGTTAGCGTGCTTGGCATTTGCCTGCTGCTTTCGGCCCTGCGGATGAAGACTGCCGAGAAAGACCGCCCGCCGCACGACTTGCTGGCATTCGTCACCGCATCCGCGGCGCTCTGGCTGATGGGGTTCGCAGTCTCGTGGTGGGCAGCATGACCCAGCCCGACTTCGAACCCGAAGGCGAACCGTGGCCCGAGATCCTCGCGATCGCGCTGATCCTCGCCGCCAGCCTGATCATTCCGGCCTGCTCGATCTGGGCCCCGCAGTGGAGGCCGTTCTGATGCCCGCCACCGAAACCCTCTGGCGCGCCGCCCTGATCGCGCTCGCCACCGCCGCCTTCGGCCTCGCCTTCGCCCCGGCACTCGGGGCCATCATCTGGAGGGTGACATCCCCGTCACCTACCGCTCCGCTACTTGAGGTGAAACAATGAGCTACGAAACCCGCCGCCGCTGGACGGGGCAGGGCAACACGATGTGCCCCCTCGAACGCCGCGCCCGCTTCGGCCCGGTGCAGCCGATGCCGGAACCCAAGGCCGACATCTTCGAAGCCCTGTTCACCAAGCTGCTGCGGAGGGTGGGGCGGTGAGCACGCCGCACCGCGTCCAACTCTCCCGCCGTAAGGGCTGGCGGATGCCTGAAAACACAGTGAAGGTCGATCGCTCGACCCGCTGGGGCAACCCATTCGTCATCGGTTCGCGGGTAAGGGTCGGAAACATCACCGCCCTCTGCTTCACAGCCCAGGAGGCAGTCGATACCTTCGAATGCTACTGCCTGCACGACATTGGGAAGCGCTTTGTCGAACAGGTGCGCGAGGAGCTGCGCGGCAAGAACCTCGCCTGCTGGTGCCCGCTCCATCAGCCCTGCCACGCCGATGTTCTGCTCGAACTGGCGAACCGCAACGAGGCCACCGAATGACCCCCGAGCGCCGCAAGACCCTCACCGAGGCGGTCGACCTGATCCGCGCCGCCAGCAACGCCGAGAGCTTCGACGCGCCCGCCATCCGCGAGGCACTGGCCGCATGGGGCGCGACCTTCCCCGAAGGCAACACCAACACCATCCGCCTCTTCGGCATCACCGCCAGCTGCACCTGGGACGCAGGCGAGCACCTGCTAACCCGCTGGGCCGCCAACGCCCGCAAGGCGCTCGAAGAAGGGGAAGGGTGATGGGCCTCATCATCGACAACTTTGCTGGCGGCGGCGGGGCTTCCACCGGCATCGAGCAGGCGCTGGGGCGCGCGGTCGATTACGCCATCAATCACGATGAACAGGCGATCCGGATGCACGAGGCAAACCACCCCGGCACCGTGCACATCCGCAACAACATCTGGCAGATCGACCCGCGTGATGTAACCAAGGGCGAGCCCGTCGACCTCGCGTGGTTCTCGCCCGACTGCAAGCATTTCAGCAAGGCCAAGGGCGGCAAGCCGCGCGAGAAGTCGATCCGGGATCTGGCGTGGGTGGTGGTGCTCTGGGCCAAGCGCGTCCGGCCCGCGCTGATCCTGCTCGAGAACGTCGAGGAATTTCGCACCTGGGGGCCGCTCTGCGAACAGGGCAAGCCGATCCCCGAACGCAAGGGCGAAACCTTCGACCAGTGGTGCCGCGAGCTGCGCAAGCTGGGTTACAAGATCGAGTTCCGCGAGCTGCGCGCCTGCGATTACGGCGCGCCGACGATCCGCAAGCGGTTCTTCATGGTCGCCCGCTGCGATGGCAAGCCGATCCGCTGGCCCGAACCGACGCACGGCAAGCCCGGCAGCCCCGAGGTTCTGAGCGGCCAGCGCAAACCGTGGCGCACCGCGGCGGAGATCATCGACTGGTCGATCCCGTGCCCGAGCATCTTCGAGCGCCCGAAGCCGCTTGCCGAAAAGACCCTGCGCCGCATCGCGCACGGGATCATGAAATTCGTGGTCAACAACCCGTCGCCGTTCATCGTGCCGATCTGCAACACCAACTGGGCGGGCGATAGGTTCTATCCGGGCGACGAGCCGCTGCGCACGATCACCACCGCTAAGGGCGGCGAGATGGCGGTGGTCAGCCCGGTGATATCGCCCTTTTACGGCGAGAAGGAGGGGGGCAAGGTGCGCTCGGCCAATCCCGTTGACGAACCCCTGCGCACTGCCACTTGCGATCCGCGCTTCGGCCTCGCCGCCGCGCACTTGGTCCACGTCGGCAACGGCGAAAGGGCAGGGCAGGCGCCGCGCGCAATGGACATCGAGAAACCTCTCGGCACCGTCGTTGCCGGCGGGACCAAGCATCATGTCGCCGTTGCCCAGCTGGTCGCCGCGCATGTTGAGCAGGCCAACGGCGGGCCGAACAATGCCAACCTTGCCGGTCGCGCGGCCAGCGATCCGCTTTCGACCGTCGCCACCACTGGCAGCCAGCAGCGCCTTGTTACCAGCAATCTGGTGAAGCTGCGCGGCACCTGCGCCCACGGTCAGCCGGTCGATGAACCGCTCCACACCCTCAGCGCAGGCGGCCTTCACATGGCCGAAGTCCGCGCCTTCCTCGTCAAATACTACGGCAACGAACAGGACGGCCACGGCCTGAGCAATCCGCTCGGCACCGTCACCGTCAACGATCGCTTCGGGCTGGTGACCGTCACCATCGCGGGCGAGGAATACGTGATCGTCGATATCGGGATGCGGATGCTGACCCCGCGCGAACTCTTCAACGCGCAGGGCTTTCCGCCCGATTACATCATCGACCGCGACAGCAGCGGCAAGCCGATCACCAAGACCGCGCAGGTCGCCAAGTGCGGCAACTCGGTCTGCCCGCCACTCGCGCGAGCGCTGGCGGGCGCGAACATGATCGATGCTGCCGAGCAGGGCAGGGAGGCCGCATGATCCCCCACCTCCTCACCGAGGCCGAGGCCGCCGCCCGCCTGCACATCGCCCCGCGCACCCTGCGCGGCCTGCGCAGCGCCGGCCTCATCCGCCACGTCCGCCCGACCCCCCGCACAATCCTCTATCGCGAGGACGATCTCGCCGACTATATCGAGCGGCAGGCCCGCGAGGAGCGCCCGCAATGTCCGTCTACAAACCCGCCAAAAGCCGCTTCTGGCAATTCGATTTCCAGTTCCAGAGTCGTCGGTATCACGGCTCTACGGGATGCACGTCGCGCCGCGATGCCGAACGCTTCGAGGCCGAGCTCCGCCGCAAGGCCGCGCTAGGCGAGGTCGCCAAGCCGCCGATCACCCTCGATCTCGCCTGCGGCCAGTGGTTCGAGATCAAGGGCCAGCACCAGCGCAGCCGCGCCACCACCTTCTACCAGCTCGACAATCTCGCCGTCAGCCTCGGCAAGAACCGCTGGCTGCACGATCTCACCCTGCGCGATCTCGACAAGTACATCGCCCGCCGCCGCGCCGCCGTCTCCAACGCCAGCGTCAACCGCGAGATCGCGCTGCTGCGCCGGGTCTGCAACTGGTGCGAGGCCCGCGGCTATGATGTCCCGGCGATCGACTGGCGCGAGGCGAAGCTGAAAGAGAAAGCCCCCGAAACCCGCATCCTCTCCGCCGAGGAGGAAGCCCGCCTGTTCGATCACCTGCCCGAGAGCCTGCAACCGATCGTCGAATTCGCGCTGATCAGCGGCCAGCGCCGCGCCGAAATCGTCACCCTGCGCTGGAGCGACGTCGATCTGGTGAACGCCCGCGCGACTGTCAGCACGAAAGGCGGCCAGCGCCACACCTTCCCGCTGACGCCGCGCCTCGCCGCGATCATCCGCCAGCAGCCGAAGGTCTGCGCCCAGGTCTTTACCTACGTCTGCGAGCGGCCGAGCCCCAAACGCAAAGACCGCCCCGCGCGCCGCAGGGGCGAGCGCTACCCCTTCAGCAAGCAGGGCTGGGACCGCAAATGGCGCCGCGCGCTGGCCGAGGCCGGGATCGAAGGCTTCCGCTTCCACGACACCCGCCACACCGCGCTGACAAGGCTCGGCAGCATCGAGGCCGCGCAGAGGCTGGCGAACCACAGCGACATCCGCACCACCCGCCGCTACTTCCACACCAGCGAGGACGAGGTCCGCAAACTGATGGCCGCCGCCGAGTCCCGGAATAGTCCCGAACCACCCGAAGCCGAAACCCCCGAAACCCGCAGAAAAGCAGGGGAGAGCGCATGATCGCACCGCTGCTCCCAAAGCAGATGCGCTACCAGACTGCGCTACTCCCCGACGCTGGGAAATCCTTGGTTTTCCGCCGTTCTGGCCGCTTTTCGGCGGGCCTTTCGTGGCGGTTTGTGGCGGAACGTGGCGGGAACAGGCGGGCCGAGTCCCGGAATAGTCCCGAACCTGCCAAGGAGCCCGCACGATGATCACCGTCACGCTTGCCGCCGCCGCCCTAGCCATCTGCCCGCCTCAGGGCAAGCGGGTCACTTGCGTCGTCGACGGCGATACCGTCTGGATCGCGGGCGAGAAGATCCGCATTGCTGAGATCGACGCGCCGGAAATCAACGGGCGTTGCCCGGCCGAGCGGGCGCTGGCATTGCGGGCGCGCTGGCGGTTGGTGGAGCTGCTGCGCGAGCGCGGCACCCGCTTCGAGCGGGTCGGCGAGGACCGTTACGGCCGCACGCTGGCAACTTTCGGCTCCATTCCGGAGCAACTGATCAAGGAAGGGCTGGCACAGCGCTGGCCGCGCAGAAAGGGGTGGTGCTGAGATGGCGGCGATCGAATTTTGCTACGACATGCAAGCAGCCCCCAAGGATGGGACATGGGTGCTCCTCAAGGGTGGTTGCATCACCTACCGCTGGGACAGCGAAGAGCAGCCCCCGATAGTCGTTGCGCAGTGGAGTGAAAAGATGGCCGATCACACCGGAAAAGGCGGCGCGTGGCATTTCGCTTGGTATGATTCGGGATTCCTCGGCGAGTACGAAAATCCGGTTGCTTGGGCTCCGATCGACTAACCCCAACTTCCCGCGCGCATCCAGTCCTCAGTCCCGCATTGCCCGGGCGATGATCTCGACCTTGTGCGCCTGATCGCTCGGGCTGGTCTGGGCGACATCAAAGATCGCTTCGGTCAATAGCTCGATGATTGCCGCGTGACGCAGCGGGACGGGCCGCTCGCGCAGCATCCGCGCGGCACGCTCCAGTCTTGCAGTCGCCTCGATCACGCCGCCGCCTTCCGGCGCTTGAAGGTCAGAAACTCGGCCCCCTCCTCGACATCCCAGAATGTCTCGACCTTCGGCCTGCCGCCCGGCACCGGGGTTATCACCGTCACCACCGACTGGCCGTGTTGCTGTTCAGTGAAACCCGCCTTCATCGCGTAGCTGTCGCAGTCCTTGTAGCCGCGCGCGCGGATCAGGGTGGCGATCTCGCCGCTGTCGAGCTCGTATTTACCCGTGGCGATGGTGTGGCGGTGGAAAGCCGCGTAAATGTCGGCCACCCCACCCGAGAACATCGCGGCGCGCTTCTGGCCGTGCAGCTCGTTGTAGATCGAGGAGCCCTTGAAATCGTGCCGCGCCCAGACCCGGCACTCGCCGCCGCATTCGCTGGCGAACACCAGCTTGGCCTCCCAGTCGCGCATCAGGACGCGTCGGGTGTTCATCTTTTCGAAGATGCGGAAACCCATCTCCCAGTCGTCGTGATTGCCCAGCAGCCACGCCGCCCAGCGCACACCGAGGCCGTTTAGCGCCCAGTCGGCCAGCTCCCAGCCTTCCTCGGCGGTGGTCGGCTGATCGGCGTAAAGCGCCTTCAGCCGGCCAACCCAGTTGTTGAGCGTGTCGCCGCCGTTAACCCCGAACATCCCCTCGGTCTCGGCGCAGATGCGCGAATGACGCTCGAAGCTGGCGAGATCGCAATAGGGATCGTCAAGGTGCGGATCGCCGAACCAGCAGATGCCGTAAGGCCCGCTCACCGGAATGTAGACCCGCTGCCACGCCTGCGCCCGCTTGTGCTCGATCGCGCGGGCGTTGCGCCGCTTGATCAGCGCAAGCCGCTCTTCGAAGGGCAGATTTTTCGGGGGCAGGGCAGGGACGGCGACCTCGCCCGGTTGCCAGTCCGGAAAGCGCGCGCGGGCCTGGGCGAGGCGCGAGACGAAGGTCTGGCGCTTGATGCCGAGCAGATCAGCGGCAGCGGCCTGATTGCTTTCGGCGGCGTGCAGCGCCTTGAGCACCTCGATGCAGGTCTCGTCGGGCAGTTTCCTGGCGGCCATTCACTCGTTCCCCTTCGAATTCGCCTCGATGCCGAGGCCCCATTCGCGCCAGGCGCGGGCTTTGACGGTGTTCTCGGTGCAGATCCGCACGTCTTCGGCGAAGACGGTTACGGTCGGCGGGTCGAAGGCGCCCCGCTGGTCTCCGGGCTGCATTCCATCCAGCTCGGGCAGCGCACCGGCTCGCGCATCGATTCCGGCGCGGTCACCGGCACCACCCGGGGCGGTTCGGGGGCAGGATGGGCGCACCCCGCCGCCAGCAATAAAGCGCTCGGTGCGGTCGCCCTGGCGATCCAGTTCGGCTTTGACATCGGTGTTGGCCTTCTCGGTTGCGCGGGAATTGTCGGAGGCGACCGCTTTCGCCAGCGCATCGGCAGCGTCGCGCTCGCGCTGCATCTGCGCCAGATCGGCGCGCAGCCGGGCGTTTTCGGCTTTGAGGCCCTTGGGGCCAAAGGCGGGGAGCAGCGGCGGATCAATCCGGAAACCGTCGATCCGGATCGTCTGCACCGCCAGCAGCGCCAGCAGCACCGCGATCACGATCAGCGCATTGGCGAGCACAAAGTCCCGCGCGCGGGCGAGGAGCAGCCCCGGCATCACCCGAACACCCAGCGGGCGATCAGGCCCAGCCCCCAGCCAATCGCGATGATCAGCGCGCAGGCACCGACAATCGTCAGCGCCAGCATCCCGAACAGCGCGGCGAGCGCGGCGCGCTCCTGCTCCGGGGTCGGCACCTCGCCCTTCACAGGCCCTTCAGGCACAAGGCCCGCTCCCTTTCGCGGCGCAGGGCAAGGCCGCGCACCACCCGCCCGCCGGCCTTGTTCCACATCAGGAAGGCATCGCAGCCCCCGCGCCAGTTGCCCGCGTTGAAGCGGCGCGCGGCGGTCGATCGGCAGAAGCCGCCGGTGCCGATGTTGTAGGCAAGGCTGACGCTGGCGACGAGCTGGTTCTCGCGGCCCTTCTGCCCCAGCGCAGGGACGCAGGCCAGCACCGGCTTGGCGTGCGCGACCAGCTGGCGCTCGAGCCGGTCGGTGCAGCCCGCCTCGGTCTCCACCATCCCGCGCCGGACGCCTTTGGTGTCGCCGTCGCAGATCGTCCAGACCCCGACGATGTCGGCGTAGGCGCGCAGATATTGCGGGCCGGAAAGGTGGCGCACCTGCAGCGCGCCGTCTTCGGTGACGTTGGCTTCGACCTTGCGACCGCTTTCGTCGTGCGGGATCATCACCGCCAGCGCGGCGGCGGCGGCCGCGCCGATCAGCGCGACCAGCGGCGACTTGGGCGGCAGGTTCGGGTTGCCGGAGACCTTTTTCCCGGCGTCGGGAATATGGTTACTCGGCTGCATCGCTCTTGCCCCCCTGCTGCCAGAGCCGCAGCAGCGTCGGCCCGAAGAACGCGATGCCGCCCACCGCAATCGCCGCCAGCGCGCGCTGGGCCGGATCGGCCGGCATGTAATTGACGATCGAGAGCATCAGCTGCGGCTGCGCGGCGAGCGCGCCGATGGCCGTGCTCACCAGCGCGGCGAGCTGCACGCTCGACCACTTCCACGCCTTGCGCCATTCGGGCACCAGGTGCTTGTCCAGCCAGTCGATCATCGGTTTTCCTTTCAGGTCAGGCGAGGCGCAGGGCGACGCGGGGCATCGATCCGGAGAGCAGCGAGGTGGAGGGTGCCGGATCGGGCAACCCGCTGGCAAAGGTGGTGCTGGCGCGGCGGCCGACGTTGACGGTGGTGCCGGTCGAAGGCACGCCCAGCGGCAGCAGACTGCCAACTGCCAGCGCGCGAATCGTCGCGGTCGAGCTGGATTGCACCGCCAGCCAGTATTGCTCGCCCGCCGTCAGCGCGATCCCGCCGCTGATGTCGCTGGTTTTCGCGCCGGTGGTGGAACAGTCGAGCGTCGTCCCCTGTCCGGTCAGCAGCGCGTCGGGCAGGCCGTCGGTGCCGCTGGCGTAGATGCACACCCGCGCCTGCGCCGATGCGACCGCGGCGGTGATTTCAATCGCCAGCTGGTCGACGGTGATGTCGCGCGAGGGGATGAAGGGCGTCATCTCCATCCGCCCGGCCACCCCGGCGACTGTCCCCTGCGCCAGCGCGCCGATGTTGTTGGTGATGAAGGCCCCGGCGGCGAGGCTGGGGCTGATGAAGTGCGCCACCGCCGGACCGGCGGGGCCTTGCGGGCCAGTGGCTCCGGTCGCGCCGGTGGCCCCCGCTTCCCCTGCCGGGCCTTGCGGGCCGGTGTCCCCCTGCGGGCCTTGCGGGCCGGTCGCGCCGGTGGGGCCAGCAGGGCCGGTCGCGCCGTCCGCGCCGTCGGCACCATCAGCTCCGGCAGGGCCGACCAGCGAGGCCAGCCACGCCGCCTCGGTCCCGACAAAGCCGTTGGCGAGCGCGACTTCGTAGGCGCTGGCACCGTCGGCCCCGTCTGCGCCGTCGGCACCATCGGCCCCGTCAGCACCTGCCGGGCCAGCGGGGCCGGTGGCTCCCGTTGCGCCCGTCGCCCCGGCAGGACCGGCGGGGCCGGTCTCACCCTGCGGGCCTTGCGGTCCGGCGGGTCCGGCAGGACCGGCAGGGCCTTCGCCGCCCGCCGCCGCCGCCGGGATCAGGAAGCCCGCCAGCGGGGCCTCGGGATCGCGGCCCAGCGCATCGAGCACGCCCGCGCTGGTGCGCCAGCGCAGCGTCACGAAGGGCGCGGGGATGCGCCAGCGCAGCAGCACCGCCATCAGATCACCGCCCGCGTCAGGCGGATGAACAGGGTTTCGTCAGTCAGCTCGATTTCATCGCCGGTGCCGGTCGCGGTGGCATCGACCGCGTAGACCCCGGGCGCGAGATCAGCCGTCACCGCGGCGGACAACGTCAGATTCCAGCCCGCCGGAATCTCGCCCTCTGCCGCCCGCGCGCCGACCGCGAAGGGGATCGCCACGCTGCCGCGCGCCGGGGCAAAGCTGTCTGCCGAGATCGATCGCTGCATTTTCGCGGTCAGGCTGGCCACATCGGCGACATCGCCCTGCGCCACGTCGAGCGCGATGGTGATGTCCTCGCCGATGCGGAACGTCTGGGTGATCATGACTTAACCCTTTTTCTTGCCGAGCAGCCGCTGGACGGTGTCGGTTTCGTAGATGCGGATGGCGGTCCAGATGATGGTGAGCAGCGCGGCCATCGCGGGCAGCAGGCTGGCCAGCGAGCCGAGCAGCGTTGCGATCGAGACGAGATCGCCGGCGGCCTTCACCCCTTCGGGCAGGTTGTGGAAGGGGTCGCTCACGGGCGCAGCCTTTCGAGTTCCGCCAGCACCGCGGCGCGGGTCGCGGCGATGTCGGCGAACTCGCTCTCGCGCAGGGCGACGGCGGCCATCACGTTGCCCACCATCGCCGCTCCGGCAGCCCGGCCGATGTCGAAGGTTGCGCCCGGAGACAGGCCGGTGACGCTGAAAATGTGCCAGGCATCATCGTCCAGCGCATCATGCAGCGCATCGCGGGTCTGCGGACTACCCGCAACCGCCGTACCGTCGACCGACGCGACCCCGCTGCCCGTGATGAACAAGGAGAGAGCCGAGCCGTTGCCGTAGATAATGTGAGCAGGAAGAATGCGCCCGTCGTTCGAGGCCGGGTCCTTCTTCATCAGGATGAAGAGCGAATAGGGCTGACTGTTTGAAATCGTCGCGCCCACCTGATCGTTCGAATCGAAGGTCAGGCCGGTGACGGTGCTGATCGCAGGCTGGTTTGCGGCGGTGGCCTGCGTGAAGTTGCCCGCCGTCCCGCCAAGGTTGGTCGCGGTCAGCGTGCCGGTGTTGGTCGCGTCGCGGAAATCCCATGTGCCCGAGCCGGTCTTGCCACTGGTGATTGCCGCGATCTGAGCGACCGGATCGGTCTCGATCGTGCGGGTCGGCTCGGCGGTCGCGCTGCCCGAGGCGTTGGTGGCGGTGATCTCGCAGGAGATCGTGTCGCCCGCCACCCAGCCCTGCGTTGCGGCGTCGAGTGTCAGGGTGCTCGCGGTCGCGCCGGAGATGTTGGTGCCGTTGCGCTGCCACTGGTAGGAAAGCGTCGGGGTCGGCGTGCCGGTGACGGTGGCGCTGGCTGTCATCACCTGCCCGTCAAACGGACTGCCGCTGATCGAGGAGGCGGTGAAGGCCGGGGCCTCGGCCGCCGCGTAGCTGACCGAAGGTTCGGCGGTGGCGCTGCCGGCCGCGCTGGTGACGCTGATCTCGCAGCTGATCACGTCGCCGTCGGCAAGGCTCATCGCCGTCTGATCGAGGGTAATGGTGGCCGCCGTCTGGCCGGAGATGTTGGTGCCGTTCTTCTGCCACTGGAGGCTCGCCGCGCCCGGCGCGGGAAGCCCGCGCGCCACCCAGCGCACCTCCAGCGTCTCGCCATTTTCCGCTGCCCCGAGGATGCGCGCCCCGGCGATACTGGGGGCAACCGCCGGGCGCATGTCGATCACGATCTGCTCGCCCGCGTTGCTCAGCAGCTGGTCGATCCGGTTGAGGCCGGTCAGCAGCTTGGCGGTGCGCAGCTCGCCGCCGACAATTTCGAACAGCCCGTCCACCTCGTTGCCGCCCTCGCCGTAGGCAAAGCCGGTGCCGGAAAGGCCGCTGGCCAGCACCGTGCCGACCGCGACGTTGTTGGGCGTTTCAACCAGCACGTCAGGCGCGCCGAGATACTTGCTGCGCAGATCGAGGACGATGTCGTCCCACTTGTCATGATCGCCCAGCGCAGTCTCGATCACCGTGTTGGCAAGCAGGCCGGGGCGAATCTGGAGATCGGCGCGGAAACGGAAGGCGCGCGCCTCGTCCGAGCTTTCGGGCAGGCGGATGCGGTCGCCGGTCTTGCGCCATTCGTTGGGCACCAGATCGCGCGCCAGCGTGTTGGCGGCCGGCGTGTAAGTGGTGAAGTTCGACACCACCGACAGCGGCAGGAGCGTCGCGGTTCCGACAATGCTGGCGCCGTTGGTCGGCCCGCCCGAACTGCCCGCCGAGGTGGCAATCACCACGTTGGAGCCGAAGGTCAAGATATTGTTCGGACCGGCGGTGAGCATCTGCACCGAGCCCGCCGAACCGTTGACGAAGCGGAACGGCTTCGCCTGTTCGGCCTGAATTACCAGCGCGGCCGGGATTTCCATTTCGGACGGCGTTGCCAGCGACCAGTCCCACGAAACCGCGCGGATCGCCTCGCCGACGAAAATCCAGTCATCATCGACAAAGCCGGTGAGCGAGGAACCGTTCGAGGCAAGGCTGCTCGCGCCGGTGTAGAACAGGCCCTGCGCCTTGCCGATCATCACATTGCCGACGCATTGCGAAGAGGTGATGATCGCATCGAAGCGGGTGATCTGGTCAAAGTCCGGGTGCGTGCCGGTCGCGCCCTGCGACGGATTGCCCGCGCTGCCCCCGGTCCACGGAGCCCAGGTGCTCTCGTCATTCCAGCGGCCTGACTGGTAGACGTGCTCCAGCATCATCGTGATGCCGGTCGGCCCGGTGAGTTCGGCGGTGCGGAAGACGTCGTTGTCCAGCGGATAGCGGGTGTGCGTCCCCATATCCATCTGGCTCATGTGGATCTGGTAGCCGATCCGGTTGACAAAGCCGGTGACGCTGCCCGCCTCGTAATAACGGAACCTGAGCGGCCCCTTGTCCGACGCGCTGCCGTAGGCAACAGCGCCGGTGCCGGGATTGTAGGTCCCGACGTAGGTTGCCTGCGCGCCGTGCGGCAGATCGCTGATCTCCAGCCCGGTGTCGAGGAAGTTCTCCCACGAAGTCCCGCCGTCGAAGCTCACCTGAATCTGGCGCTGCGACTGGGCCAGATAAAGATCGTGGTAGCTGGTGGTGTGGCCGTAGAAATTGCGGTTCCGGGCGAAGGAATAGGTGCCGGCCCCGCGGATCATCGGATCGGACCAGCAATCCAGCACCATCACATCGTCACTGACGACGGAATAGACCGTCGCCGCGACCTGCCCGCCCGGGTTGCGGCGCGAAATGTACTGGTAACGCGAGCCGGAATCGTCGATCGCCCCGCCGGTCACCTGCGGCAGCCATTCGCCGACAAACACCTGCTTGCTCCAGCTGCGATCCTGCTGGACCTGATAGCGCGCGCGGGTGACATCGAGCGTCGAGCCGATGACGAGGCAATTCTTCTGCGAAACCCCGCCGCTGCCGACCTGAAAGTCGAAGGTGCCCGCACCGGAGGAGCGGTTGCTGTTCTGCTCCCAGTAGGAAGTGACGCGGCTGTCCGGCCCGGCAAGCAGGATGTTGTCGTCAATCGTCAGCTTGCCGGTCAGGAAGGTGCGGCTGAGGCTGATCCGGCCGAGCTTGGCGCGCTTGTCGAGCCGGCGGCGGAAGACGCTGCCGATCGTTGCGTTGGTGCAGCCCTTGGAACTGGCGCTGATCAGCCAGTTGCGCGAGAACCGGCCCGGCCCGTAATTGCGCACGAAGTTGACCGGCGCGAGCCACGGCGTCGAATAGTAGAGCAGGTTCTCGTTGGGCATGATGCCTGCCCGGTCGGCGATTTCTTCCGAGGCGATCACGTCGATCTGGGTGCAGACCGGCAGATAGGGTTGGCCGATTTCCAGCGCGGGCGCGGTGATCACGCCGCTCGGCGCCATCGAACGCGCCGCCTCGACCCCGCGCAGGACGTAGCCGATCTGGCTGGTGATGCCGGTCAGCACCTGATCCGCGCCGTAGCTGCCCGATTGCGTCACCGGCACCGCAGCCGGCGCGTCGAGCGGGTTCTTCTGGATCGCCACCGAACACAGGTGCAGCTTGCGGCCCGACACCGTGTCGATGAACTGGATGCGGAAATTGATGTCGGTGGTGTTGGTGGCGACGCGCTCGACCCACAGGAACACAAACTGTTCGCCGTTGATCAGGAAGGGGAAGTTGTAGAAGCCGGTGCGCCAGGTGCCCCAGGCCTCGGTGAAGCTGGTGATCTTGCCATCGGCATCGTGCGCGAAGTTGAAGGCGGCGGTGATCCCCCCGGTCAGGCCGAGGCCGATCGTTCCGCCGCTGGCCGCGTCGATCCGCAGCATCGCCGAAACGCGCACGCGGTCGCCCGCGACAAGGCCGGTCGCCTTGATGTTGTCAGCGTTGAACACGCCGGTTCCGCTCGCGCCCTGCGTCAGCACCACGCCCTTGCCGGTGGTGCCGAAAATGTCGGGCTCGGAATGGTCGCCCGGGTAGGCGATGCTGTCACCCGCGACGTTCTTGGAGAAATAGACCGGATCGGCCGAGGTGTTGGGCAGATCGGGATTGTCGAGCGGCATCGCGGTGAAACTCGCGGCGGGCTGCATCAGCGTGCCGGCGGGCGCATCCGGATGGGTGACGACGCGCTCGGTCCCCTCGGACGGCTCGAAGCCGTTTGCCGTCAGCGTGAAGCGCTTGGGATCGGAGGCCGCGCTCAGCAGCCCGGCGCTGATCCCGTCCTCGAAGGTCATCGGCACGCTGAGATCGCTCAGCACCACCTCGGCAAAGGTGAAGGCCGGGGTGTTCCAGCTCCACGAAGCGAGGATCACCGAGGACAGCGGCTTGAGCGTGAAGGAGCGGACGCCCATCAGACCACCTCCACCACCAGCTGGCGGGTGGAGATCAGCGTCTCCTCGGTCCCGGCAATCGTGTAAGTGACATCGAGGAACAGTTCGACAAGGCCGCTTGCCGGGTCACTGGCGGGCAGGCCCGACTGGTCTGCGGCTTCCAGCACCATCTCGATCGGGGTGACACCGCCGGCAGGCGTGCCGATGGTGCAATCGTAGCTCGCCAGCGGCGAACCCTCGGCACCGGGCGCAGCGCGCAGGCGGGCGGCAAAGGTGCCCAGCGTCCAGTCGCCGAACGCGGGATCGAGCGGCAGGTTGAGCTTCATCGTCAGCTTGCGCCCGCGCCGGATTGCCGGCGGCTCGGCCGACTTGCCGCCAAGGCCGTCACGTTCGGACACACTCAGCCAGCCCGCGAACTGCGAGGGAATCGTCATGCTCGTTTGCTCCTGTTAAGGTATTTCGTCCCAGTCACCCGGCGGGACGTAGGGCGGGGGCTGGCCGCCGCCGGACACGCCGGTGCCGCCAACCACGTCGGTGGTGATCGCGCCGACATAATGCCGGCCGGGATTGGTTTCGGAATTGAGCGCGTCGGCCAGCAGCTGGGTGGCCTTCAGCGCCACCGCCCCGCCGTTGCGCAACGCGTCGTCGTAATAGATGAAATAGCGGGTTTCGGCTGCAATCGCGGTGGTGCCGTCGTCCTCGGTGGTCAGCGTCGCGCCGGTGACCGAAACGCTCTTGTCGAAATATTGCGCGGTGTGGGTTTCCACCGTGATGCTGGCGTCGGTCGCCTGAATCAGCCCGTCGAGCGGATCGGCATCGACCATCGCGCGTCCGGTGATCAGCGCGCCGACCTCGCCCGAGCCTTGCGAATTGACCGCCCAGACATCGTCGAGCTCCTCCGGCGTCGGGAAGCTGATCGTGCTGGGCGCGGTGGCGGTGCTGCCCAGCGCGGCGGTGTGCTTGGCATCGCTCTCGGCCTCGAAGGTGCAATTGACCGCGCCGCTGGCGACGTCGATCGCGCGGCGGCGCAGCACCACCTTGAGGCTTGCGCCGGTGGGCGAGAGGTCCGCATTCAGCGTGAAGCAGTCGCCCGGCTCGTAACCGCGGAAATGCGCCTTCAGCGGCAGGACAACCGGCCCGATCTCGCGCCGCTGGTAAACCTCGTAAACCGCCAGTTCGGCGGCCTGATCCTTGTCGGT